ATCGGCAAAGCGCACGCTACGAAGCGCGTCCCGCTGGAAAAGCTCAGTACAAAGCAGATCGCGCAAGTTTTCGCTGGCGACAAGATCCGCTCTGAGGATGAGCAGTTCCAGTATCTCAAAGAGCTGGCTGCCGAGCCAAAGAAGGAGAAGCCCGTGACAGGCCACAAGCCGGACTACGAGGTGAAGAACGGTAAGCTCGTGGTCAACCGCCCACACAAGTTCACACTGCGCGACCTACTCGCCCTCACGGCGCAACTGTAGTTGATTTCTAAATACGCTCACAGCCCGCCCTAGCACGGCAAGCTTTTTTGTGTCCAAAGCGTAAGATTGACAATCCGCCTTGTATCCGTTTTATGGATACGCAATGGCAACCGCAACGACCGAACCGCTTGAGCTCACGGCAGGCTTTACATCTAACTGGGATAAAACCCTCAGTGACTACTTGCCGTCGCTCTACACGCTTGAATACACGCTCGCGCCGATAGCTGGCGGCGAAGTGCTGGTCATCACGGCGACAAGCACGCTGGACACTTTCAATCTTCGTCTGACGCCGACCATCACCAGCGGGTTGTCGGCAGGAACGTATCAGCTTATTGGATACGTCAAGGACATCGCAACAAGCGGCGAAACGACCACCGCACGCGTATCGACAACCCGCACCACTGTCCTCGCCGCTGTCGATTCGATAGTTGACCGCCGAACATTTGCCGAGGAAATCGTAGCGGACTTGCAAGCAACCTACGCAAAGCTCGCAAAAAACACGATCAGCAGCGCAACCGTAAACGGCCGCACCTACACGAAGAAAGACTTAATGGCTATCCGCGAAGAAATCGCATTCTTTCAAAATAAGGTGCGCTCCGAAATGGGAGGGGCAACCCGCCGCATCGCCGTAACCTTCCCACCAGTTAGCTAATGGAATTTCACATACCTTTCACCCGCAAAAAAGAGCCTACTGTTACGCGCCAGTTTAACGCCGCTCAGCATACGCGCCTTACTGCCGACTGGATCTCGTCGCCTACGAGCGCAGACGCTGAGCTACAGGGTAACATCGCCACTATCAGGGAGCGCGCCCGCGACCTAGAGCGCAACGAAACCTACGTAGAAAAGTTCTTGTTTGAGTTGGAGAACAACATTGTCGGAACAGGTATCAAACTCCGCAGCGAGCCGCGCAACCCTGACGGCAAGACCGACGCGCTCGCCAAGCAAGCTATCGAGTGGGCGTGGCATCAACAGGGTATGCGCGAGAATTACACTGTCACAGGGCAGCAAACTGAGCAGAGCACCGACCGCCTAGCGATCCGAAGTATCGCGCGGGATGGAGAAGTGATCGTCCGAATCATTCGCGGCGCTCCAAACAAGTTTAAGTTCGCAATCCAACTGCTTGAGCCTGACCACCTTGACGCGACGTTCAGCGGCAAAGCGCCGAACGGAAATGAGATACGAATGGGCGTCGAGCTGAACGAGTGGAAAATGCCGATGGCATACTGGATAGACATCAACCATCCAGGCGACTATTACCAGACAATGCAGACAGGCGGCCAACGCCGCACACGCATTCCGGCTGACGAGATGCTGATGCCGTTTCGCAGTAACCGCGTAGAGCAGACGCGCGGCGTGTCGTGGCTCGTCACCGCCATGAACCATCTTAAAATGCTCGGCGGATACGAAGAGGCCGAACTTGTGGCCGCCCGCACCGCCGCCGCTAAGATGGGCTTTTTCGTGAGCGACGGCACCGACTACGGGCAAACCGATCCAAGCAACCCGAACGCCGATTTCTCGATGGAAGCCGAGCCGGGTATGTTCGACCAGATCCCGCAGGGGTTAAAATTTCAATCATGGGACCCGCAGCACCCGACCACCGCATTTGAGGGATTCCGTAAGGCGATGCTGCGCCGCGTTGCTTCCGGCTTAACGATGAGCTACAACACGCTTGCCAACGACCTCGAAGGCGTCAACTACAGCAGCCTGCGCGACGGCAAGATCACCGAGCGCGACGGCTACAAGGTCATACAGGACTGGATGATTGCCACTTACAAACGCCCGATATATCTGGCGTGGCTCAAATGGTCAATCGACATGGGAATGATTAAAATGAATCGCGGGCTTGGATCACCGTTGCCATTAGCAAAAATTGAAAAGTTTGCCGAGCACTCGTTTATCCCTCGCCGCTGGCAGTGGGTTGACCCACTCAAGGACATGAAGGCTATGGAGCTTGCGCGCAAAAACAATTGGACATCTGACAGCCAGATTGTGAGCGAGCAAGGTCATGATTTGACTGAACTTTACGACCAACAAGCAGAAGACGAAGAGTTACGGATTCAAAAGGGCATCGAGAAACCGATTGACAAATCACTAACAAGTATCCAGAAACTGGATACACCACCAGCAAGCCAATGAGTAAGATTAAACAAATCCCGCGTCACCTAAACCGCATCGCTCACGTCGAGCTGGAGCGCGGTTTAAACGTGGAGGCTCGCGAAGTCACGCTTTCGCTTTCGTCGGAAATGCCGATTCAAGACTTCCCTGGTGAGTTTACGATCCTCGACCACGGCACCGATGCCGTAATGCTTGAGCGCCTAAACACCGCGTCACCATTGCTGTTTAATCACGACCGAAACATGCACCTCGGAAAAATCACGAGGGCATATATCGAAGATCGTAAACTTTACGTGATCGCTAGATTCGGCAACTCCGAACTAGCGCGCGAGAAATTTCAAGATGTGCAAGACGGCATACTCACGGAAGTGAGCGTGTCTGCAAAGATCCACGAAGTTAAGCTGGAAGAGTCCGAGTCGGACGGGGTTGACACCTACAGAGCTACCAAGTGGGAACCGCTAGAAGCATCACTTGTCACTGTCCCTGCTGACATTTCCGTCGGAGTCAACAGAACCGCAGCCAACCAACCCGACGACCAATACATCAAAATTTGTAATCCTATGGAACCAACCGCACCCGCAACACCCGAGCCAATCGCTCGCACTGAACCCACTGCAAAGCCAGTGATCGAATTCCGCACCGATCCTAAAGACATCGAGCGTAGCCAAAAATCCGAGCGTGAGCGCGTCTCTGCAATCCACAGCCTAGCTAATCGCTATCAGGTTGAGGAAGCAGTCGTCCGCGACCACATCGACAACGACAAGCCACTGGAAGCATTCCAAGGCTACGTGTTGACCGAGCGTCACAACGCCAAACCTGTTGATACAAAAAACCGTGAGCTCGGTCTTTCTAAAAAAGAAAAGGACAGCTTTTCGGTTGTCCGCGCACTCTCGCAGACCGTCCGCGCAATGGACGGCCAGCACGGCGCATTTGACGGACTCGAAGCTGAGTGTTCGCGCGAAATGGAAAAGCTCATCGGCCGCGAAGCCAAAGGCTTTTTTCTTCCGACCGACATCAGCGAGCACCAGTCTGAAAAGGTCACACGCGAATTGAACCGCAACCTCTCCGCAGGTGTGGCAGCTAAGGGCGGATACACGATCGGCACGGACGTTCTTGGCGGCTCTCTTATCGAGTTGCTTCGCAATAAATCGGTGCTGTCTGCTCTCGGTGTTCGCACCCTTAGCGGCTTGCGTGGTGACATCGCTATCCCAACCGTCGAAGGCGGCGCGACTGCTTATTGGTTGTCAGAAACTGGCGAAGTGACCGCTTCTGATCAAGCCTTTGGTCAGATCGGAATGACGCCGAAGCGCCTAGTTGGTGATACTGCATACAGCAAGCAATTACTTACGCAGTCCAGCATCGGCGTTGAAGCGTTTGTTCGCGACGACCTAATGACCGTGCTGGCTATTGCAAAAGACTTAGCGGGCATTACAGGCAGCGGCGTAAGCGGCCAGCCTAAAGGCATCATGACCACGACCGGTATCGGCTCCGTAACGTTTGGCGCAACTGCCACACGTGCAAAGGCAATCGAATTCCAGACTGACGTTGCCACTGCAAACGCTTCACGCGGCTCCCTGAATTACCTGACATCGCCCGCAGTTGCAGGCGCATGGATGGGTATCTCAGAAGAGTCTGGCGCGGCACAATGGCTCTGGAAGGGCAACATCGACGAAGGCCAAGTAGTCGGTCGTCCTTGCCAATCCAGCAACCAGGTGCCTGACAACAAGGTGATCTACGGCAACTTTAATGATGCCATGTTTGCGGATTGGGATGGGATGGACGTAGTTGTCGATCCTTACAGCCTCAAAAAGACCGGGCAAATCGAAGTCACTATCCAGTTACTTACCGACTTTGCCGTCCGCCACGCTGCATCGTTCTCCGTCTCATCTGACGCTGGCAACCAGTAAACCATTGACCGAAAAATCGACATGAAAATTGTAATCACAAAGCAAACCGTTTGCGACGGTAAACACGTTTCCATTGGCGACGTAATCGACGCAACCGAATCATCTGCCCGCTTTTTAATCCGTATCGGGAAAGCGGATACATACAGTGAGCCGGTGATTGCCAAAAGTGAAAACAAAGATCCGGAGCCTTTGATTGATTCCCGTATCAAAGAGGCTCCAAGTCGTGCCGTCAGTCGTCCAATTAAACCAACTAAGAAAGCATCTAAAAAATGAGCATTCCAACCAAAGTAACTTCGCTGACCAATGTGTAAGTCCTTCCAGCGTTTCCGATCTCGATCAGTTTAATCGGATCACCGCAAACAGCATAATTTTCGCTAGTGAACTCGTTTCGCTGGCGTCTAGTTACAGCCCCGCAGCAATGCGGGGCTTTTTCGCGTCTTGCCATTTCAGCGTATCCAGTCCACAACTACACGCATGAGCGATTTTGACGACTTCTTTTCCATCGCCGCACCCGAATTCTCGGCTGAGATGGACGATACTATCAGCTTCGGCAGCGACACCGCAGCAAAGGTTGATTGCACGTTCGACAGCCTTGACATGCAGGTCGGATTCACGCAGTACGGCGACACCGAGAACGTGACAGCCCGCGCTGTCGTCGCGATGGCGTCCCTTGAAACCGTGCCCAAGCAGAAGAGCCGCGTTTACCGCCACAAGACACAGAAGACCTACTACGTCGTCAGCGTGAGCACGGACGCCGGACACGTAGAGCTGTCGCTAACCGAAGAGGGAGCGAAACGCGGTAATGGCTAAGGGTAAAACAGGCATCACGCTCGATGATAGCGTCTATCGCCGTAAGATCAAGGAGATGGCTAGGCGACTCAATATCGTTGAGCGCGACCTAGTGCAAGAGCAAGGCGCTTTACACGCAATCGATATGGCCAAACGCACGCCGCCGTTCGTGCGGTTCCCTGGCGGCAAGTCCATCGGCACTAAAGCTGATTACATTCAGGGCGTCGAAGCGATCAGCCAAGACCTACTCAATATCTGCCGACCCAAAGACGCCGGGCTAATTGATTTCTGCAAAAAAACGTTCGGGATAGGGTTTACTGATAAAAAAATCCGCACGCGCGGCGGACGCATAATCCGCTATTCCTACGCCCGCATAGGTATGGATATGCAAGACATTCACCAATGGCACGAGTCGCACCGACAACCGTCCTCGGGGCGGACGTTCTATAGGCAGAGCATCAAGACGATGTGGGTAGAAGAGGACATGCTTGACGACTATATCGCATGGCGCATCCGTGCCATCGGCACCGCAAAGGCGTCGTTTTTCGGGGCGGCAAAGAAGCTTGACCCAGGTAACAAGACGCGCGCGCCCGTGTGGGTTAAAAAACACGTCGCCAAATCTGGCGGCACTGGGCGAATCGTAGTTGATTCCAAAGGCCCGACAGCAACCTACTCGGCAAGCGCTGCGGGCATACAGGTTCCGCTGCGCAGCATCAGAAGGGTTACAAGTAATCGGCTCAAAGCGATGGTCAAGCGCATGAAATACCTCGCTCGGCAGTCTGCAAAGAAATCAGGGTTTAAGTAAAACAATGGGTTGACAACCTGCACATGTTTCCTCAATTTAGAGATTGCACCATGATCTACGAAAAACAGATGACTCTTTACGGCGATATTCGCGAGAGCACAGATCCCACTGGTTGGCTGGTATCCGAGAAGTTTGACGGATGCCGCGCATACTGGGACGGCTTACAATTCTGGACTCGCGGCGGCAATCCTATTGCAGCTCCAAAGTGGTTTACTCGCGAACTTCCCATAGACCAACATCTTGACGGCGAAATATGGGCAGGGCGCGGAAACTTTACCGAAGCCCGCTGCGCTGTGCAATACGGATCATTTACGGCGTCATGCAAATTTATGATATTCGACGCTCCACAAGCTCGCGGCACATGGAGCAAGCGCATGGCAACCGTCAAAACTACAGCCAAATCGCAACCCGTAGAGTTTTACAAATGCACCGGCCGCGACGATCTTTTTCAGGAAATGTTTAAAATGCAATCTGCAGGCGGCGAAGGGCTGGTCATTCGCCGTGATGACTTTGACGGATACGAGGCAAAGCGCACGCGTAAAACCTTGAAAGTTAAATACGCGCCAAGCGCAGAATCATATTAGTATTCCGCACTGACCCGCCCTGACCCGCCCTGACACGGCGGGCTTTTTTGTGTCTACATATCTGCATTGACATTCGTTACTGTATCCATAAAACGGATACACAATGGCAGCAACATCCGAGCAGCAACTTTACAACTTCGAGGGCAACATGGAGGCATCGTTTCGCGCATGGCTACAGGCTAAAGCGCTCCAAACGACTGTATCGGAAGCCACCGAAACCGCCGACGACAACCTGATCTACGCGCAGTTCCAAGTCGGCACTAGCAGCGAGCACGTGGGCTACAAGGCCGACGGCACCACGCAGGAATACGATCAGTATGCCTGCGCCGTATCAATCGTTATACGCACACGAAGGCACTCAGAGGACGAGAGCTCAACCGCAAGCATCAACACGCTGCATCAAGAGCGCGTCGGCTTAGTCCGCAAGTGGCTTTCAGTCTCGCAGGCGCGCGGCGGGGGTAACCTTGAAGGCTTTCTTACTCTCTACGAGTTGCAGTTCCTCGTCCCGCAGGCTGCCGAATACGACGTTGAAGCCCCCGACACGGACATCACGACGCTCAACTTTGCAGGTCAATTTTCAATCTTGCCAAATGCGTGGCCTGTATCATGATTCTGGATACACCGCATTTTATAAACTCACAACCAACCACATAATACCATGGCTATTCCATTCCCATCAGTCGCTAATCTGCCCCAAGGCTTTGAAAGCGTCACTATCGACAGCGTAGCCTACAAGGTTGACGCCGTGTCTCTCGCATCCGAAGAAACCCGAGTCATTGAGCGCACCGACGCAAACGGTGACGCCGCTGATTTCATGATTCGGGTCGCAGCCGGAAAGATCCAAGGATCTATAACGCTGCAACGTGCCTTGACTACTACCGTTCGCCCGCCTGCAGGCGAAAGCTTCACTTACGACTTCGACCGTAGCGGCACTGCCTCGACGCTCGTCACAACTGGCGGAACCAATAACCGCGACAAGGACACGTTTGACACTTTCGAGGTGCCCGTGCTCCTAAGCGCATACCAAGCATAACACTATGACAATCGAACTAACACAAACACGCAGCATTCGCGGAGTCTGGCAAAAAGTCGGCACAGTTCACACCATCTCCGACGGGGTTGCACAGCAGCTCATTGACGGAGGGTTCGCGAAGGAAGTAAAGCCCGCGCCGAAGCCCGCAGCCTCGGTAAAGTAACCAAACGACAACCGCTTTTAACCCTCGTTCGCCCAGTGCGGGCGGGGGTTTTTCGTAACCTATAATGCCAACCATAAACCAACTCAGCGAGCATTACACCGCAGAGCGCGAGCGCATCATTGAGGCTCGCCTCATGTCGTGGTCGTCTGTTTACGGCGTCTCGTCTGTATTGGGAATCTCGATACACCCGTTGACGATGCTAGCTTGGGTTGACCTCAAGGTGAGCGGCAACGCGTTTGTCAACGCAACCGAGCCCAGCGAGCCAGACGTGTTCGCTTATCTATGGAGAAACAGCACAGCATACGATTCCCGTAGGACGGTGAGCGCGTGGTGGGCTAAGCGCCGCGTCCGTAGGGCAATACGCCGCTCCGAGCTAGTAGACGTCCTGACAGCCGTATATGAGCACGTAGCTGAGGCATTCGACGAGTCACCGCAAACAGCAACCAAGGGTAGCGGCGTGCAGCGCAGTAACAAGATGCCTGCGATCGAGGGATGCGTTAGCGCGACTGACGAGCTGGCCAGCCGATACGGCTGCACGCCGGAAACGATTTGCAAATGGCCTATGAGCAAAATATTTCAGTGCCAGAAGGCGGCGCGAATTGCGACCGTGCCAGAGTATGACCCACTTGAGCCAGAATCGCTTCGAGCAATATCAAGCGCGATCCTTGAAAAACTTAATGAACCGCAAACAGAAGGAACAGACTAATGGCACGCGAAGATATAACGGTAAGATTTAATCTTGATGAATCAGGGTTTAAAAATGGCATTAAGCGCGCTGGCGGAGCAATAAATAAATTTCGCAAAGAGATTAGCGGAAAGGTCGGAATCGCGCTGGCAGGTGTGTTTTCAGTTGGGCTAATTAAAAATATTGTTAGGTTAGGAACCGCTGCAGCGGAAACTGCATCAAAGTTTAAGGCGGTGTTTAAGACAGCAACCGACGAGATGAATGAGAGCGTTCAAATGCTCAGAAAAAATATTCCCGCAACAACGGCAGAAATACAAAACTCACTTGCAACTTTCGGACAAATGGCACGGGCGTTTGGAATGAACGCCAAAGCTGCAAATAAATTTTCGGTTAGCATGGTTAAAATCAGCGGCGACCTTGCAAGCTTTCACAACATGAACCCGGAGGAAGTGTTTCAAAAGATTTCTGCTGCCGTAACTGGCGAGTTTGAGCCATTGAAACGTCTTGGAATTGTTATTAATGAATCAATCTTAAAGCGTAAGGCGCAAGAAGAAGGTATTTATGATGGCATTGGTGCAATGACGGCATCTCAAAAAGCTATTACAGTTCAAACCCTAGTGCTTGAGCAAATGGGTTCCGCGCTTGGCGATGCAGAGCGCACGGCTGGAAGCGCAGCCAATCAAATCAAGTTTCTAAAAGCGGAGATAACCGAAACAGGAACAGAAATCGGGATTACTATGATTCCAGCTATTGCTGAGCTTACTAAAGGATTTGGAAAACTTCTTGACGCTACGAACTTTGCAGCAGAGGGAACAGGCGCACTCTTTGGGAAGCTGTATGTAAGCGTTACAACTTTATCAAATGGATTTGAGGGCTACGATGGCATACTTTCCACTAACCTCAAAACAACAAAAGAAGCTACGCAGGTAACTGAGGAAGCTATTCCAGTTCAGAAAGAATTTGAAAGCAAAATTAGAAAAACTACAAAATCGATTGAAGAGCAAGAGGCTGCTACTAAGGATTTAGAGGAACAAATAAAATCCTACTACGAGCAAGTCCAAGATGCGATAGACCTTGAACGGGAACGATTTATAGACAACAAAGAGCTTGAAGTTTTAAAACTTCGGGCGCAGGGAGAAAAAGCGGCAGCCGATGCACTTGAAAACAAAATTGAGTCTATGAAAAAGGCAATTAATATTTCAAACAAATACGGAATTTCCCTCCAAAAAGCGGCAAATTTAGTAGAAAATATTAATAGAGCTGAGAGGGCTGAGAAAGAATCAACCGGCAGCGGGTCAACGGGTAGCGGATCTACTGAATCAGGCAACATCGTGCGCGGCAATATCGTCCGCGGCAACATCACGACTGGCCGCATTAAGAGCGTCGGGAGTGGCACTCGTGAGTCACGCTTCGGCCGTATGCCTACGATGGACGAGCGCGAACGCGCTGCGGGGCTAACCCTGCGCGGCAACAACACCATGAGCGGCCGTGCTGCTACTGGAGCGGCTGCTTTGCCGCCAAAGCGTAAAAGCGACAAAGGTGGTAAAGACGGCGAAAGCTCGACACCTGAATGGCAGACCGCAATTATCACGATTAAAGAGACCGTAACTAAACTAGATAACGCACTCGGAAGTAACTAAAATGTCTTTACCACACACAGGAGGAACTGCATTCACCACGCACACGTGCACAGGCTCGCACATTGAGTATCCTTTTCGGGATCTTGGCGACGGCGCGACTAAAGTTTACCACCACGCAATGCTCGGTTCGTTGAGTAGCTACGCTCCATTATCAGATGATGATGAAATGACGGCAGCGGACGAGAAACCAACCGGCAGCCCGTTTTCAGATGATGCAAATGCTTTTTACGTTGGCGACAGTCCCACAATTGAGCAGGACGGCGGCCTAGTTTCGTATGACCGCATGTTTGCCAACGTGCCAGCCGACCGCATTGACCCGCTGGGACTATATGCAGTCACGCGGCCCGGCATCGTGCACACTGCCGGAAGCTCTTTGAGTGCAGTATGGTACGCAGCATCAACATCTAAGAGTTTTACCAATAGCCCGTCGCCAACGTTGACAATTACGGTATCCGCTACTCGGTCAGGGAACTACGAGGTGGGCGATACGGTGCAATGTCAAAACGCTCAAAATTGGGACATCACAGCAGGCACTTCGCAAACTATCAGCATTATGCGCGGCGTAATTGCTACGAAATCAACCCACACATTTACAGTTAATACATTGTCAGCGCCGGGTGGAAACACTGTCACAAACATTGCATCGGACAACTCTTCAACGGGTTATGATTTAGGTTTGAATCTTCGCGACATTGACTCTGCATCAATCAACGCGGCGTCGTTTCTGTCAGTAAGCTACGTTAAGACTGATGCCCACGAGGACGAAGCACTCGCTGACAAATTGACGTTTTTTGATAATGAAAAAAACATTACGCTTTTTCTCGACAACTCGTCTGTCCCAACTATCAGCCAGTTTTTAAACGACTCTCAAGACCTAGTAATAAAAGGGCTTGAAGCGCAGACCATCCGGCAATGGAGGGGCAACATCTACGAGAAGATACAGATCAAGGGTCGATACCCGCTGATGAATGTCTAATAAATCTAAAGTGCGCATGGCTGAAATCCTCGTAGCCGCCGGATATGACCATCATAAATCGTTGGACATTGTAGGCTACCCGAAAGTAACAGCATTTAGGATAACACCAGAGCCTGGCGAGGACGAAGACCGGGTGGTATTATTTCACTTTGGCGGTTTTTTAGGTTTCCCAAAAACTGATGAAACAATATTCTTTAACGACGGAGCTTTACCCATCGAATCCTATTTTGAGTTCTTCGGAAAAAAGACACTGCAATTCTCATACACCGACAACGGCACAATGAAACAGTTTGCGACTGACCGCCTCAGCATTCCGTCTGCCCCGCAGTGGCCAGCGCCCTCTTTTCTCACTCTGCTGTATCCACCAGAGTGAGAAAGCGCAAGATTGACATTTGCCGCCGTATCCGTTTTATGGATACACAATGGCAACCGACCTTTACATCAACACCGAAGCTTGCAGCCTCGAAACTGCAATCGTAACAGGCACCAAGCGGCCCACTGAGTCCGCCCGAATCCGCGAGTTCGTGCAGGGTGCCGATCAGGACTACATCTTGCACCTGATCAATGCCGACGGTAGCTACGACAGCCGCAGCGGTGACGCAGCCGTAGCAATGCGCGTAGGCGTGTCGGTGCGGGGCGGCACCGCCAAGACTGGCAAGTTCACCCTGACCGCTGGGTCGATCACCTCAGAGGCTATCAGCTTCGGCGCGTCGGCCTCTGCGCTTGAGGCGGCGCTCAACCGCATGAACTCCGGCGCAGGGCCATACAGCGACAAGGTGAAGGCGCAGAAACTCGGTGACGGTATGTGGCTCATTATCTTTGACACCGCTGGCGCTCAAGATGCGCTGTCCGCCGAAAGCCTCAACCTGTTCCCCGAGTCTGGCGTAATCCCAAACCTCTACGTGACCGGCACGCCAACCACACGTTGCCAGCAGATAATCCGCGTAGCCCGGCAGCCCGCAATCTACAGCGAGACATGGACAGCAGCGGGCACCACGTTTACGGGCACGCTCGACGCATCAACCGCCCGCGTCGCGCAACTACTCAACGACGACTCAAGCGCGCAAGTCGTGCTGGAAGTCAAGGCCGACGACACCATCCTTTGCTCCGTCCCTTGCCGCATCCTGCCAGCCGTAGCCAACACTAGCTCATTCACCGGCGCAAGCCTTCCGACCTCTGCAACCGAGGCTTACGTGACCGCAGCCATTGCAGGGAGCCGCTCGCTGATCGGCAATACGATATTCGTCGCCAAGACTGGAACCGACACCCGCACCGACCTCGACGACCACGACATCCGCAAACCGTTTCTGACGGTCAACGCAGCGCAGGCAGTGGCGGTGAGCGGCGACACGATCACGGTGTTTGCTGGCGACTACAGCGCAGAGACCGCGCTCGGTGGCGTGGATGGCGTCTACTATCAAGGTATGGACGGCGCAACGTTGCCAGCGTTTAACGTGGTGACTGGGATTACGGTCTACGGCAGTGGCTTGGCGGCAGCAATTTCCAGTGAAAATGCTGGTTCGGTTGTTAATTTTTTGCGTATGGATTCGGTCACGTTTATTGATTGTCAAGGCGGTGTTCAGACAGCAGGCAACGCTGGCACTTATATTGAGTGCTCAGGCGGCGTGCAAACCGTCACTCACGCAAACTTTAGCTCAACCGACCGCCCCGTCAGATTGTCAGGATCAGGCAGCCTCACCATCACAGGCCGCATC